ACCACCAGTGACTTCGCTATTGCCAGACGCGTCAGGCTCAGCCGTGTGCAGGCTTGCGTAGCCAGCAACCGCAGTCAAACCACCAACCTGCGCGTTGAGTCCGTTGTCATTCAGCGCCATTATTCCTCCACGATCTCCACGATGTTACCGTCGCTGTCGCGGTTCACTTTACGAGTGCGCGCTGGCTGCTCAGGTACTTGCACATTCACGACCGGCTGCGGCATCGAGCGAATCGATGCTGCCAAAGCCTCAGCCAATTGATTCACGTTGTCTTCGCTGTCAGGTTCATCGGCCGACCGCTCGACATCGTAAGTGTCACCGATATCGACCTCAGACTGCTGCGCCGCATTCTGCAACTGCACACTCGGCAAACCAGTGTGGCTCATCTCCGGCAGATTCAGGCTAGAAAGCACATCAGCCGGATCAAAACCAACATTGATCAGACGCGTCGCCATCATCACGCGTTTCTCAGTCTCAACCACGTTAGCAGCGCCGAGATCCACGTTCGCCAGCGGCACGCGAGGCATCCGCGCTGAATCAGACTCGATCGGCGCGAGATCCTCCAGCGCCCTAATGTCATTGATCGACAAGAACCCAGCCTGTATGCCTTGGCTGTACGCGGCGAAACGAGAGGACAGGTCGCCGCGCAGCAAGCCCTCCATATTAAACTTCACGAATACTTCACCCGGCAGCAGCCGCGAATACTGCTCTTCGATCTTCGCGATGTACGGCCGCAACGTGAGAGTGACAAACTGAATGTGTTGCTGCTCGACAGACGCGTAACTCATCGACCCGGCTTGCATCACACCGAGCAAAGCCGGCTGGATCTTGAAGATCCGAGCCACCTCAATCACAGCAAACTCGCGAGACTCAACAAGTTGCGATTGCTGCGGATCAGAAGTCATCTTCTGGTACTTCGCGCCGGCCGTCAGGATATTGGGCCGATGCGCGTGCTTCAGACCTTGGCTGTTCTTCTCGAATTGATCCTTCAACCGGACCGCTTGCTCTTCGGTCATATCACCCGGCACTTCAATGATGCCGCTGGAGAGCGTGCCCGAGCCGAAGAACCGAGCGCTGAAATCGTCGAGCGCTCGGCTGATCCCGAGCACCTCTTTCAACTCGTCTACGCGGCTCATGCCTTTGACGGCACCCGGCCGCAAGATGTCCGGAATCCACATGATTTCGTCGTGCGTGAGGATCCGACTCGAGTCCCACACGAATTGCACCATGCCATCGGGACCCATGCGCGGCTCCATCCTCAACGGATCGAGCACCTTCAACGCCACCAACTCACCGGCTGGGTTGCGCAGTTTCCGCACGTACGCATTGCCGCTAATCAGCAACGACATCAACACCATCTGGAAATGATCACTGCGGCCGATACCGCGATCCGGCTCAGGGTAATCAAGCCACATCGGCCGGTCAGCCGGGAAACGCTGGTCGCCACGTCGCACATACGTGCCAATCGGCAACGTCGAGATCGAATCGGCGATCAAACGCACAGCCGCGTAAACCACGCCGACCTTCATCGCCTCGTGCGCATTCATCGCGACACCGCTGCGCGTCGCACCGGTGAACATCTGGTCAGTCAAGAACAGAGACTGATACGTAATCGCACGTTCTTCACCGTTGCGGTTGAATAGACGTCCCAGCATCAGCCACGCTCCAAAGCAAGACCGAACGCAGCAACACCGAGACCGACCGCGATGATCCCAGCCGGCAGATAGATCAAGCCGATTCCTACGGCAACAGCCACGAACCCGACCGCTTGCAACGCTGTCGCCATAAGTCCACCTTCTAGAAAAATTGCGGTACCGGTGCTACCGGTTCCTGTTCACGC